ATATGTTGAATAGAAAACTATTTAACGATAAGATACAGAAACTACAAAGTAAGACAACTGGCACATTAATAATCAAAGAATATCCAACGGCGAGTGCAGGTGCAAATCATTACCGTGCATTAGTCAACGAGTTGGCACTAAAGAGAACATTTAAACCTGATCTAATTTTTATTGATTATATTAATATATGTGCCTCTAGTAGATTTAAACCTGGCAGTAACGTTAACAGTTATACCTATATTAAAGCAATCGCTGAAGAACTAAGAGGTCTGGCAGTTGAGTTAGATGTGCCAATCGTAACCGCAACACAAACAACCCGAACAGGTTTTGTTTCAACAGATATTGGGCTAGAAGATACCTCAGAGTCCTTTGGTCTTCCTGCGACGGCAGACTTTATGTTTGCCCTAATCAGTAGTGAAGAATTAGAACGTGCTGGTCAAATGTTAGTCAAACAATTGAAGAACAGATATAATGACCCAACAGTAAATCGTAAATTTATTATTGGTGTTGATAGAAGTAGAATGAAACTATTTGATATCGAACAACAGGCACAAAACTTAATACAACCAGAACAGGAGAAATATGTCGAACACAACCTTAAAGCGAAGGAAGAAAGTCCAGAAGAAAAGTACCAGAAGTTCCAAGACTTCAAGTTCTAGTATAGAATATTCTGTAAAGACTAAAAGAAAAAATAAAAATTATGAATTTCTTGTCGTAGAGAACAAAGACAAAGTTATTAAATCGTTTAATTTCCGCGAAAAAGCAAAAGAATTTGCGGAGTTCCATAATAAAAAACAGATATGGAAAGTAAATGGGGGTATACCAAACTTTTTGCTTGACTAAATAGTTATTTTAGTATATACGTTTATTAATGAATAATAAACTATGGGAGTTATTGATGACTATTACAAGTTTTACAGACTGGACCAAAGATGGTCCTTCACTAACTGAGGCACTAAAGGCTGAGGACTACGAAGCGGCAATCGTTATTGGTTGGCATAAGAATAATGGCAAGAAACTAGACCTTGCAACATCTGGTATCAATCCAGGTGTATATAAAATGTTGCAGAAAGAAAAGGCAGCATTAAGAGCAGGCGAACTCATCGCCAAGGCAATCGCAAAAAGATTTGGTAATAAGAATGCTAAGGCAGAACAATATGGTCGTGCTAAATCTAAACTAACATCTTTTTGGCAAACATATGGTGCAACTGACACCACACCTAAAACAGATATACTCATTGGTAATAAAAGATTATCACTAAAGATTGGCATGGCACAACTCATGTCAGGTGGTAAGGCAGAGAGTACCGCAACATTCTATGCGGCATTGAAATCTACACCCGCACTAAAAAAATCACCAGAATTTAAACAAGCAAATAAAACCTTTGATGGTTTTGTTACATCTACACTTGCACCTGGTAAGTTAAGACCTATCATTAAGAAAGGTGATAACCCAGTCGTTAACGCGGCAGAGGCTGCACACAAAGATTGTATGAGAGATTTAGGTGCATTGTTTGAAAAGAGTGCCAAGTTTAAGATTGCTTTTGCTAGAGAGGCGATGTCTGGTTACATGAAATATGGTAGTGCAAGTAATAGTGCGGCAGAGTTCATGGTAGTTGCAAGTGCTGATGGCAGTAAAGTAAAAATAGAAAGCGTAGATGATGACGCATACTGTAAGAAGATTGCAGACGCTATGAAACTACAGGCAAGATTTAAAACGAGTGGTCGAGTTGTTAAGAAACAAAAAACTGGCGAATATAATTTCTGGTCAGTTGTATCTTTAATTGTAGATAGTATGGCAGGTCAAAAAGAAGATTACTCAAACGAGTGGTATGGTAATTTAGATGAGGGTATTATAGATGTAATTAAAAACAAAGTTAAATCTTTGTTTAGTAGAGTTATTGCAAAGGCGAGTAGTTTTGCTAAATCAAGTGTTAACAGATTAATGAAATTTTTAGGTGCAATACCTGAAGTATCAGTTAAGAGGTTCATAAAATTTTAATGTTATTATTAGAAGATAAAAATACACACCTAGAACATTTAGAAGATGATATCATCAATAATGGTTTTGCGGGTGGTCAGAATGCTATTGCTTTTTTAGAAAGTCTAAAAGATATGTTGAGTGGTGCAAGTAGTAGTAAATTAAATGTAACAACAAAGTGGGATGGTGCACCTGCGATAGTATGTGGACCAAGTCCAGACAATGGTAAATTTTTTGTAGGCACAAAATCAGTATTTAACAAAACACCTAAAGTCAACTACACAATACAAGATATAAGAAACAACCACGAGGGACCAGTTGCAAATATTCTGAGAGAGTGTTTACAATATCTCTCCACTCTAGGTATGAAAGAAATACTACAGGGTGATTTGATGTTTACACAATCTGGCAAGAAGATGACAACATACAAAGACGGTACAGGTAAATCTGAACAAATGATTTCATTTACACCCAATACAATAGTTTACATGGTACCAGAAAACACACCATTTGGTCGTAAGATTGCAAAGTCTAAACTTGGTATTGTTTTTCACACAACCTATAAGGGTAGAAGTTTTGATAAGTTATCTGCTAAGTTTGGTGCCAACGTTTCTAAGTTGAGAAGAAGTCCTAACGTATGGTTTGATGACGCAAGTTATAAAGATGTATCTGGTAATGCCACGATGACGATAGGTGAAAGTCAACAACTACAAAAGATGATTAACATGGCGAGTGGTAGTTTAAAACAATCAAAAGAGTTATTAAACAAAATCAAAACGGAGAAGAATACACTATCTGTTGGTGTACAATTAAAAACTTATTTGAATAGTTTTATCCGTGCGGCAAGTGATTTACCATCTACCAAAGAGACGGCAAATAAGTTTAGAGAGTTCTACCAAGAGAGAACACAAAAAGAGATTGATAGAGTTAAGACAGAAAAATCAAAAGAGAAGTATCAAGTAATACAAGATACTGGATTAAAGTTTATAGACGATCACAATACGAGTGTCTATATGGCATGTGCAACTTATAAGTCTTTACAGAAAGCAAAGGCAGTAATTATAGGTAAACTAAACAAAGCAAAAAGTATAGGCACATTTAAAACAACACCTACAGGTTTACAGGCAACTAACCCAGAGGGGTATGTTGCAGTAGATAAAAAAGGTAAGGCAGTAAAGTTAGTTGACAGGTTAGAGTTTAGTATTCAAAACTTTACGGCAGCAAAAAATTGGGAGAAGGGGTAATGACCATATCAGAAAAAGGTAAAGGATTGTGGCACAATATTCACATGAAAAGAAAACGAGGTGAGAAACCTAGAAAACCTGGCAGTAAGGGTGCACCTAAACCAGGTGACTTTGATAGGGCTCGTGGTGAAAGTGCAAAGGTAAAATCATTTAAGGAATTTAATGAAGACAATTAAAGAGTTATTGAGAAAGGGTGTTGGGCGAAAGCAAACCGTAGTGTTTGCCTTTGGTCGTATGAACCCACCAACTATTGGTCATCAAAAACTTATTGATAGAGTTATCACTATAGCAAAAAGAGTAAAAGGTTTACCTGTGCTATATGTGAGTGCTACACAGGATCGTAAAAAGAATCCATTGAGTGTAAAACAAAAGGTAGACTACTTGAAAAAATTATACCCTGTGGGTATAAAAATATTACCAGCGACAGGACGTGAAAGAACGTTTATGGAAATATTGAAAAATAGATTTGATAAAAAATATACAGACGTTTACATGATTGCGGGTAGTGATAGGGTCGCAGAATTTAAGAGATTGACAAAACAATACAACGGTAAAGATTATAATTTTGATACAGTTGAAGTAGTAAGTGCGGGTGAAAGAGACCCAGACGCTACTGGTGCTACAGGAATGAGTGCCAGTAAGATGAGAGATTTTGCTATGAGAAATGACTTCAACAGTTTTAGATCAGGTCTTATCGCAGGCACTAAGGAGAAGGACGCCATGAAATTATTTAAAGACTTAAAAAAGGGGATGGGTGTGAATGAAGAAATACTTGCCCCAAGTGATAATGATGAGTTGAAAGATATTAGAGAACAATACCACAATAACGAAATTTACTTAATGGGTGAAACAATCGAACACAAAACGAGTGGTAATGTTGGAACGATTATTAAACGTGGACCAAATTATGTCCAATACGAGATGGAAGATGGTGGAGTTGAGAAGGCATTTTTAGATGATTTACAACCTGCACAATCTATTGACACAGAATTACAAGTAGAAGATGTGGATAAAAAGAAATTAGTATTACAAAAGAATGCTAATCAA